CAAACAATCTGCTCTTCACGGCATTGCCGATACTGCTCGTGTTGCTGGCGACAAGTCCGGTACCGATCCGGTTACCGTTGCTGACAATGGTCTACTAGCTTCCATGCTAGTTGCTCGTAACAGCTTCGTTTCTGGTGGTGTTGCTACCGATTCTATCGCTACACACCCAGACGGCACTACTGGTGAGGCAACCCCTCTACAGGTTCTAAACCGGATGGCTCGTCTTCTTGACCAGCAAAACGTTGACCGTGATGGTCGTTGGGTTGTGGTTGACCCCGTTTTCGCTGAACAGCTAAACGACGAAAACAGCAAGCTTCTAAACAATGACTTTGCTGGTGGTCAGAATGCTGGCGACCTTCTTCGGAATGGCCGTATCATTTCTGGCATGGTTCGTGGTTTCCGCGTTTACCTTTCAAACAACCTACCTTCAATTGGCACTGGCCCTGCTACAGTTGATACCAACGGTTCCGCCGCCAACTATGGTGTGGTTCTTGCTGGTCACGACTCCTCAGTCGCCACTGCTTCGCAAATTGAAAAAGTAGAGACATATCGTGATAACGATAGCTTCGCTGACGTTGTTCGTGGTATGCATCTCTATGGCCGGAAGATCCTTCGTCCAGAAGCTCTAGTCCGCGCACACTACAACATTGCCGGTTAATGGGGGAGATAAATTATGGCTTTAGGTGATAATACTCTTACCGTTGCTCGTGGCAATAGTGCCCGTGGCCGTCAGCCGTACTATGTGCAAGGTTTTGTGAACTTTGCTACCGCTGCGACTGACAAAGGCGGCGCTCTTGCTGCGGCTGACGTTATTCCGGCTCTTACCGTTCCAGCAAATCATGTGATCCTAGCTGCTGGTCTAGAAGTTTCCGTTGCTAATGTCGGCGGTTCTTCGGATGTGGCACTAGATCTCTCCACTGCTGGTGGCGATATTTTCGTTGACGGCTTTGACTACGACGCTGCTTCTGTAGGTGACTACGGTGCAGCCGATGGTGACTTCCGTCCGGTAGTAGTCGGCGGTACCGCTGATAATCTTGATGTTACTATTGCAGCCGCTACCACTGCCCCAACAGGCGGTGAAGTGCGGGTCTGGGCTGTCCTAATGGACATCGATGACTCCGGTTCAATGGTTGCTGATGAGGTTTCACGCGATCTAGCTTAATTGATGTATTGGGGCGGGGCTTCGGTCCCGCTCCTCTACTCTTAGGATTTTTCATGGCAACGACTTTTCTTACATTAGTAAACGATACGTTACGCCGTCTAAATGAAGTTGAGATTGCCTCAGCCGATTTTGCGGCGGTTATTGGTTTTCGTGCTCAAGTAAAAGATGCCGTTAATGCAGCGTTGCATGAGATCTCACAACGTGAGTACTTTTTTCCCTTTAACTACACATCGGGTAGTTTAACACTAGCTTCTGGTACAGATACGTACACGCTAGCTGCTAATGTTAAGTTAGCTGATTGGAACACGTTTAGAATTAACTACGATGCAGGTAATAACTTTTCTGCTCGTAAACTTCGTCAAATGGATTACAATAACTATCTCAGTTCATACTTCGAAAGAGATAACGAGGCGGGATCAGGTGACTATGATCAGCCTATCTATGTTTATAAAACTCCTGGTGGAGATGCCGGGTTTACTCCTATTCCAGATGCAGCGTATTCCGTTTCTTACGACTATTATTCTTATCACACAGATCTAGCTTTAAGCACAGATACCATGGTAGTTCCTGATGCTTTTAAACATGTAGTGATTGATGGATCTGTATATCACTGTTATATGTTCAGGGATAATTCTCAGCAAGCCGCAATTGCTAAACAAAAATTTGATCTAGGTATTGATCATATGAGATCTCTCCTGATTAACACAAACCGCCTTTTAGAAGTGCGGGATACCAGAGTTGCCAATTTAATTAATGCTCCGACAGGGAGTATTTAATGGACAGCTGGAAAGACGTTACGGTATTATCTCGTGGCGGTCTATACACAAATGAAGATGCTCTAGTTCTAGCTTCCAGTAATCCGGGTGCGGCTATTCGGATGTTAAACTTTGAAGTATCTCAATTTGGTGGCTATAGACGTATTAACGGATTTGAACCTTACGATGCTACTTATCCAACCTTACCAGGGCTTGGAAAAGTTTTAGGTGTCTGGATTCATAGCGATACTGTATACGGTGCTCGACGTAATTCTGGTGATGCTACAGGTTCTTTAGGAACGGACCCTTTTGCAGTTACTGATGGAAGTGCTACAGTTACAGTAACACATGTTTCTCATGGGTTAGCTATCGGCTCTTTCGTTACTTTCGCGGGAGCATCCACTGTTGGTGGTCTTTCTTTAAACAGCGAGTTTGTTGTTACTTCAACTCCAACGGCTAATACTTACACATTTACCGCTGGCGGAACTTCAAATGCAACTACTTCTGGCGGCGGCGCATCAGTAACTTATTCGTACAGTTACTACTATTCTGTTTATCGATTTGTTTCGGGAGTTGGTTGGGGTAGCGATATTACTTCCGGTACTCGATCCGTAATTAACGTAAATAAACTACGAACTACAGAACATAGTTTTACAGGTTCAGAAGTTCATATTGTTACAGATGGTGTGAATCGTCCCTTTCGACATGACGGATCTACATATATCGAAATATATGATCGACAAGGGACGGCAGATACTGATACAGAAGATCAACTGTCAAATATTTTTGATACTAATAATGGCGATGCTACAGTAAATGTTACTCATGTGGGTCACGGTCTTGCCGTAGGTGACACTGTACGATTTAGTAACATCGATGTAAATTTAGGAGATGAAGACGCCAATAATAAAGACTACACTGTTACCGTAATCGTGGATGACGATAACTACGAGTTTGAATTAAGTTCTGCATCTACCCAACCAACTCAAAACAATGTCGGCGGTACAGCTATTAATTTCTTTTATACATTTTCAAGTTTAAAAGACTTAGTAGGAGCTAAATATAATACAGACTTTAGAAACCACATATTTTTTGCTGGGATGTCTGATAATCCAAACTTTTTAGTTTTTAGTTCTCCAAATACAGATTTAAATTATCAACCAGCAACTGGCGCTGGTGTTATTAACGTAGGTTTTACAATTACAGGAATTAAAAAATTCAGAGACAATTTATATGTTTTTGGATCTGATAGAATTAAACGACTTGTTGGTAATAACTCTTCTGATTTTATTTTACAAGAAGTAACTAATAACATCGGTTGTATCGCTCCTGATAGTATTATAGAAATCGGTGGTGATATTTTATTCTTGGCGTCTGATGGTATCAGACCTATTCAGGGTACAGCGCGTATCGGTGATATTGAATTAGAGACTGTATCAAAACCGATTCAACAATTACTTAGAACATTAACAACTACTAATGATCTAGATAGTATGTGTTCGGTTGTTGTCCGTAATAAAACGCAATTTAGATATTTTTTCCCAGTAACAGCTACCACAAATAGTGAAGGTTTAATTGGTGGATTAAGATTCTCTGGGCAAAGGTCGTGGGAGTTTGGGCAGCTTTTAGGTATTCAGGCTTCTGTTGCTGCTAGTGGGCTTATTAATAATGTTGAAGTTGTTGTACACGGAGATTTATCAGGTAACATTTTTAAACAAGAATCCGGTAATACTTTTAATGGCAGTGAAGTTATTGCTCTATATGCAACTCCATTTATATACTTTGAAAGTACGGAAAGAAGAAAAACATTTCACCACTTATCTATATTTACTAGGCCAGAAGGACAGTCAACAATTAATTTAGGTATTGCTTTTGATTGGGATAATCCAAATATTCCTGTTCCAACAACGTATCCGTTGGAAACAGCAGATGCTGTGTTAAGGTATACAACAACTGAAGGCACATATGATTCTTCATTTACTTTTGGCGGTTCATCTAGCCCAATATTAGAAACAAATTTACAAGGATCGGGAAGAGCTATCTCACTTATTATCACGTCTACGGGGACACAAGCTCCTTATAGTATCAGTGGATACTCTATAACTTATCAAGAAAATGGATATCGATAATGGCAGGATACACTAGACAGTCTTCAGCTTCTATTCTAAGTGGCGAAATTGTTTCTGCTTCGCCTATTAACGCAGAGTACAACCAAATTGAATCCGCTTTTAATGCAAGCACAGGACATAAACACGACGGCACTACGGCAGAAGGTCCACCCATTGATCGTATCGCAGACGCAGATCAAAACAATAAAGTATTAATTGATACTTCTAATAACCATATTGAATTTTATGTTGATACCGGCGCGTCAACTGAACAAGTTCGTATCCAAGATGGTGCTATTGTTCCTGTTACAGACAATGATATTGATCTTGGTACAAGTTCTCTAGAATTTAAGGATCTGTACATTGGCGGCACTGCTAATATTGATACACTAGATACCTCTTTTATTGTTGTCGATGCAGGTACTGCTGGCGCTCCTTCAATTACAACAACCGGTGATACAGACAACGGTTTGTTCTTTAACGCTGCAAACCAGATGTCTTATACTTCTGGTGGTACAGCGCAAGTAACTTTTAAAGACGGTTCCGTTGTCCCTGTAACTGATGATGATATTGACTTAGGTGCATCAGGAGCAGAGTTTAAAGATCTGTATATCGACGGCACTGCTAACATTGACAGTTTAGTTGCGGATACTGCTGATATTAACGGTGGAACTATTGATGCTACCGTTATCGGTGGTACAACTGCTGCTGCTGGTACCTTTACAAATATGTCGGCAACGGGAACCTCCACAATCGTTGCCGGTACTATAAATAATACAGTAATCGGTGGTACAACTGCTGCTGCTGGTACTTTTACTACGGTTAACGCTACCACCGTAACCGGTACAACAGTTACTGACGGAACTGCTAGTTTTTCATCGGGTGCTTTAACCGGCGCAACAACTGGATCATTTAGCAGCAACGTAACTGTTGGAGGAAATTTAACTGTTAATGGCACCACCACAACAGTTAATAGCACAACCGTAACTGTCGATGATCCTATCTTTACTGTAGGCGGTGACACTCCTCCTGGTGCAGACGATAATAAAGATCGAGGAATTGAATTTAGGTGGCATAACGGTTCTGCTGCTAAAACAGGTTTCTTTGGTTTTGATGACTCTACCGGATACTTTACTTTTATTCCTGACGGTACTAATACTAGTGAGGTATACTCAGGAACACCCGGAACTTTAGAAGCTGGTGGTGTTCGTTTAAGCGGTACAACCCAGACTGTTGCTTATGTTCCTTCAAGTGTGTCGATTACCGGTGGAAGCATCACTGGTATTACAGATTTAGCTGTAGCTGACGGTGGTACTGGAGCTTCAACTGCTTCTGATGCTCGTACTAATTTAGGTGTAGCTATTGGTTCTGACGTTCAGGCGTATGATGCTGGACTATTATCTATCGCGGGTTTAACTACCGCTGCTAACAAAATGATCTATACTACTGCATCAGACACATACGCAGTAACAGATCTTACATCAGCCGGTCGTGCTTTGATTGACGACGCAGATGCTTCAGCCCAACGTACTACTCTTGGTTTAGGTACAATTGCAACCCAAGATGCAAACAATGTTAATATTACCGGAGGTACTATTACCGGTATCACAACTTTTGCTTTAGGTAGTTCAGTTAAGTTTGAACTTGATACGACAACGACTGATGCAGATCCGGGTTCTGGTAAGTTCCGTTTTAATAATACCAACCAGAATACTGCAACTGAACTATACATTGATGATCTTGACGATCTAGGAACCAATATT